AATGCACTAGTGCTAATGAACTTGTTGCTTGGGCAGCGCGAGTATCGAATCCTTCTAATCAGAATAATACTGCTACAGCATCTAAGCTTGTACAGTATCTTATCAAGAACCAGCATTGGTCACCTTTAGAGATAGTTCATGTTTCTATGGAAATTAAAACAACACGCGATATCGCTCGGCAAATTCTACGCCACCGCTCCTTTGCATTCCAGGAATACTCTCAGCGCTACGCCGATCCAACAAAAGATCTTGGATTCGTTACAAGAGAAGCTCGTTTACAGGACACTAAGAACCGGCAAAACTCGGTAGAACTAGGACCAGACGAAAACCGGCTGGCTGAGGAATGGAACATTGTTCAAAAGCAAGCATTGAATGCTGCTAACTTTGCTTATCAATGGGCTACTGAACGTGGTATTGCTAAGGAACAAGCTCGTGTGGTTTTGCCTGAAGGTTGCACCGAATCGGTTATGATCATGTCGGGTTCGTTGCGCTCGTGGGTTCACTACTGCCAGCTTCGTATGGACAAGGCAACTCAGAAAGAGCACAGAATTATTGCAGAACAATGCTGGGATATTATTGGCCAACATTTCCCAGATGTGAAGAAAGCTCTTGATGATCTTGTAGCACATCAAGAATTTAAAAACAAGTTACCATAAAAGAACTTATATATAAAGTTACTATGTAAAATGATTGAAGCTATTGTAGCATTAGGAAGAGTGTATGATAACAGTAATGAAGCGTGACGGAACACGCGAGCCACTAGACATTAATAAATTCCACAAAGTCGCTATGTATGCATGTGAAGGTCTATCTGGCGTTTCTGTATCTGATCTCGAAATTAAAACTCATATTCAATTTTACGATAAGATCAAGTCGACTGACATTCAAGAGACTTTGATCAAGGCTGCTGCTGAGCTTATTACTGAAGAAGCACCGAATTATCAGTATGTTGCTGGTAGACTAATCAACTATAATCTTCGCAAAGAAGTTTATGGCGAGTATGAGCCCTGGCATCTATGGAAGCATTATAGCAAGGTTGTCATCGATGGATACTATGATAATGCTCTTGTAACTGCATATAATCAAGAAGATTGGAACGAACTAGCTGATTACATCGATCATGAACGTGATGGTCTTCTAACATACGCTGCCATGGAACAGTTCCGTGGCAAGTATCTCATCAAGAACCGTGTAACAGGAAAGTTTTACGAAACTCCACAGATGGCTTTCATGCTTATTGCCATGACTCTCTTCCAGAATTATACTAAAGACCGAATCAAGTGGGTAAAGGATCTCTATGATGCAATCAGTACTTTTGATATTAGTTTGCCTACTCCTATTATGGCAGGCGTCCGCTCACCTCAACGTCAATTTAGTTCGTGTGTACTTATCGAAACTGATGACTCGCTGGATTCGATAAATGCTACAACATCAGCCATCGTCAAATATGTTAGTCAGAAAGCTGGAATTGGTATCGGTGGGGGTCGTATTAGGGCTATTGGATCTCCTATACGCCGCGGCGATGCTTCTCACACTGGTGTTATTCCTTTTTGGAAGCATTTTCAGTCTGCTGTTAAATCTTGTAGCCAAGGCGGTGTCCGTGGTGGAGCAGCGACACTCTATTACCCCCTTTGGCATTACGAAGTGGAGGATCTACTTGTCCTAAAGAACAACAAGGGAACTGAAGATAATCGTATTCGTCATTTAGATTATGGTGTTCAGTTTAATAAGGTAATGTATGAAAGACTTCTATCTGGAGATAATATCACTCTCTTCTCGCCTAGTGATGTCCCGGATCTCTACGAAGCGTTTTATACAGACAATGAAAAATTTAGAGAACTCTATGAAAAATATGAGCGCTCTACCAAAATCAGAAAAAAAACCATTTCTGCGATTGATCTCTTCTCAACCTTTATGCAAGAGCGAAAAGACACCGGACGAATCTATCTAATGAATGTTGACCATGTAAATGATCATGGATCGTTTATAAAAAATGTAGCTCCTATTCGTATGAGTAATCTGTGTTGTGAGATCACTCTTCCTACCACACCATTAAAGGACATTAATGATGAACATGGAGAGATTAGTCTCTGTACTCTTGCTGCTATCAACTGGGGAAAGATACGGAAGCCTAGCGACTTTGAAAAACCCTGCACCGTCGCGGTCCGCGCACTTGACGCTTTACTTGATTATCAATCATATCCTGTTAGAGCCGCTGAAGTGGGTACTCACAACCGCCGCCCTCTTGGTGTGGGGATTATTAATTTTGCTTATTGGCTTGCTCGTAATGATTCCACTTATTCCTCTCCTCATCTTGAGTTGGTTCATGAGTATGCTGAAGCCTGGTCGTATTACCTAATTAAAGCTTCGGTCGATCTCGCAGAAGAAACGGGAGCCTGTCCGAAATCTAATGAGACAAAGTATCATCATGGTCTTATGCCAATTCATACTTACAAGAAAGAAGTTGATGAATTAGTCGACCCTAGTTATAAAATGGACTGGGACTCTTTGAGTATAAGAGCAAATGTACTTGGAATTCGTAACTCGACTCTGATGGCTCTGATGCCGGCTGAAACCTCAGCTCAGATTAGCAATTCAACTAATGGTATTGAACCTCCTCGAGCTCTCATCTCGATCAAACAGTCAAAGGATGGCGTGCTCAAGCAGGTTGTTCCTGAGCTAAAGAGATTAAAGAATAAATACGAGCTACTGTGGGATCAAAAGTCTCCAGAAGGATATCTGAAGATTATGGCAGTCTTACAAAAGTTTATTGATCAGGCAATTTCAGTAAACACTTCTTATAATCCTCTTTGCTATGATGATGAGAAGATTCCAATGTCTGAAATGATTAAGCATGTTCTTATGCATTATAAGTATGGTGGTAAAACACTATACTATTTCAACACCTTTGATGGTGCTGGTGAAATTGAAGATTCTAAACCACTAGCACAAGGGCAATTAGATGATGAGGACTGTGACTCTTGTACAATTTAACAGGAGTATTAAATGGCAAAATCTGTTTCATCAAAAGACGCACATGTAAAAATTACAACTGGAACCTCACAAGACATAAGACGTCCTAAATTTTCTACTATGAATAAACACAAGAAGAGATCCTTCAAAGCATATCGAGGCCAAGGTCGCCGATAACAGGAGTTGATTATGAATTATATCATGTTGAACACGGACAATTGGGAAGATGTTGGTAAATGGTATCGACTTGTTTCTTTAAATAGACGTACTAATAGTACTGCTACTGAATTGGTTTTAGAATATAATGGAAAAACATTTGAACGAGTCGTGGCTTATCACCAAATTGAATGGGAAGAAGAAAGCTAATTAAATGAGTGTGTTTACACAAAATAAAATTGATAATACTGAGCAACCGTGTTTCTTCGGAGAACCGGTTAATATTGCTCGCTATGATAAACAGCGGTATAATATTTTTGAAAAGTTAACTGAAAAACAACTTGGGTTTTTCTGGAGACCAGAAGAAATAGATCTTTCTCGTGATGGTAAAGACTTTAAAGGACTGAACGATCATGAAAAGCATATCTTTACATCTAATCTCAAGCGGCAAATTCTTCTTGACTCTGTACAGGGACGCGCGCCTAGCTTGGCTTTTCTTCCGATATGTTCGCTCCCCGAACTCGAAACCTGGATCCAAACTTGGGCATTTTCCGAGACGATTCATAGTAGATCCTACACTCACATCATTCGAAACGTATATTCAGATCCGTCGCGGGTATTTGATGAAATGCTCGACATTGAAGAAATCTCAGAGTGCGCCGGAGACATCTCAAAACACTACGATCGATTAATCAAATCCAACAATCAGTACTCTCTCTTCCAACATGACAAGAAGCATATGTATGACCATAAGAAGGCACTGTGGCTGTGTCTCAATGCAGTGAATGCACTGGAAGGAGTAAGATTCTATGTGTCCTTTGCGTGTTCATGGGCGTTTGCTGAAGTCAAGAAAATGGAAGGTAACGCTAAGATCATCAAACTCATTGCCAGAGATGAGAACATTCATCTTGCCTCTACTCAGCAACTCCTCAAAATTCTGCCGAAAGAAGATGAGGACTTTGCTCGCATACAAGAAGAGACTCGTGAAGAGTGCATTAAGATGTTCTATTCTGTAGTTGAACAGGAGAAAGAGTGGGCACGATATCTGTTTAAAGATGGGTCTATGATAGGACTGAATGAGCAATTGCTTTGCGACTACGTAGACCATATTGCAGCTAAGCGTATGGGTGCTATTGGATTAAATGGTAAACCTGGAGTTAACCCTCTTCCATGGACACAGAAATGGATTGCAGGATCTGACGTACAAGTTGCTCCTCAAGAAACAGAAATCACCAGCTATATCAATGGTGGTGTTAAAAAAGATTTAGATGAAAATACTTTTAAGGGATTTCAATTATAATGGATTGGACAACATGCTCCTCGTGTGAGGAAGAATTTAAAATACTTACTGATACTACAACTCGGCCTACGTTCTGTCCATTTTGTGCAGAGGAACTTGATCTTAAAGATCTTTTTGATGAAGAAGAAGATGAATAAATAAATCTTTCCGCTTGTTATGGAATAGATTTATGTGGTTATTCGAAGACAAAGAATTTGTTCATGATGGCGAATGGTATGGTTTCGTATACCTTATTGAAAATCTGACCAATGGTAAGAAATACATAGGTCGTAAGTATCTTACAAAAGCTGGATACAAGACTGTCAAAGGTAAAAGGAAGAAGATCCGTGTAGAGTCCGATTGGGACGACTATTACGGGTCTTCTCCCGCCTTAAAGGCAGACATAGAAGTGTACGGCAAAGAGAACTTCAAACGAACTATTCTTCGTTTATGTAAATCTCGTGGTGAGTGCAATTACTTTGAAACAAAGTATATTTTTGATCATGATGCAATACTAGATCCAAAATTTTACAATAACTGGGTAAGTTGTAA